AAATGCCAGTAACAGTAAAAGGCGGCATTGAACTCCGTAAAGCCCTAAAGAAATTTACGCCTGATTTAGCTAAAGAAACACAAAAAGAAATGGCTACTTTATTAAAACCTGTAGTGTCTAAGGCTCGTGGCTTTATCCCATCCCAAGCCCCGTTATCGGGTTGGGGTAAAGCATCGGGTAACACTAGATGGGTATGGGATGGGCGAGCTGCTAAAAGCGGCATTGGTTACAAAACTACACCTAGCAAGGTAAACCGATCAGGTTTTAGATCATTATCTAGAATTGTAAACGCATCGATGTCTGGCGCAATCTATGAAACTGCTGGCCGTGTGCATCCTAACGGCCGTGAACAAGGCTCATCGTTTATTGTTCAACGCCCAGGATATAACCTAGGTGCAAATATAGTAGCTGCTGGCCCCGGTCAAGGTCGCAGTCGTAATCCACAAGCAGGATCGTTATTTATCCAGGCTTTGAATCAAAATGGCATGATCGTAGATGCTAATAATCAAACAGGTGCTGGCCGTAGATCACGCAAAATGAAAGGCCGGGCAATCTTTCGCGCGTGGAAAGATGACGGCGGTAAAACTAACGCAGCTGTAATTAAGGCCATTGAATTATCAAGAGATAAGTTTAACGCGGCCGTGGGGTATAACTAATGGCTATTGATCCATCCGTAAGAATAGATATAGCCGCCGAATTCACAGGTAAAAAAGCCTTTGATAAAGCGGATAAATCTACGGTTAATTTAAATAAAAGTGTTAAAAAATTAGCTAAAGGTTTTCTAGGCGTATTCGCTATTCAGAAATTAGTGTCTTACAGCAAGGCTAGTGTTAAGGCGTTTGCTGAGGATGATGCCGCTGCTAAAAGTCTAGGCATGACATTAAAAAACCTTGGCCTTGCCTATAGTTCAAACGTAGGTACGGTCAATGGCTTTATAAATCGACTTGAAGCCCAGACTGGCGTACTCGATGACGAGCTGCGCCCGGCCATGGACAGGCTACTTAGGGCTACAGGTGACGTAGCCAAATCTCAAGAATTGTTAAACCTATCGTTAGATATTGCAGCTGGTACTGGTAAAAGCGTTACCCAGGTATCACAAAGCCTACAGAAGGCTTACCTAGGGCAGACTGCCGCCATTGGCCGTTTAGGCGTAGGTATATCTAAAGCCGAGTTAGCCACAGGTAATTTTGAGGATATCCAGAAAAAACTAAATTTATTATTTGCTGGTCAAGCTACTAGTGCTGCCAATAGTTACCAAGGATCGTTAGATAAATTAACAGTAGCCTCTAATAACGCTAAAGAAACTATCGGAAAAGGCTTAGTAGATGCTTTAGCAATTCTAAGTAATTCCAGCACCGTAGATCCAACGGTATCAGCCATTGACAAAATTTCTGATGCGATGGCAGGCGGTATTAAAGAAACTGCTAAATTTATAAAAGTTGTACAAACTTTATTTAGTGATTTAAGTTTTTTTAGTAATAAAAACACAGTAGCTGAAGCATTAAGAATCAAAATGGGTACTGGCTTTACCACACCTATGACTATTTCTAGCCAGGATACTCAACGGGCAGACAAACTAGCTGCGGATGCTGCTAAAAAAGCCGCTGCCGCTAAAATTGCAGCAGAAAAAGCGGCCGCTAATGCAAAGATTAGAGCCGATAAACTAGCAGCTGCTAATAAAGCAAAACTGGATAAAGCTGCTGCCGTATTCGATCTGCAAAAGATTCAAATAGCGGCTGCCTTAAAAGGCAAGATCAGCGATGAGGAAAAGACTCGCCTATTGCTTATGCAGGCTATTGCAGATGAGGATGCTGATAAGGCCGAAAAACTAGCCAAAAAACTAGAGGATATTCAAAAGCAAAACGCCAAGATTGCTGCTGATCTCTTAGCAATCGGTCAGGCTAAAGATCCGTTTGCTACTTGGGCAGGCAGTTTATCTTTAGCTTTAATAGAGCTTGGTAAATTTGGTAAAGGAATAGCCGATGTTCCTGGCTTAGTTCCTGGAGTAAATTTTAATCCAAACCAAAACAAAGACCGTAATTACGATATGAAAGTAGCAGCAGTAGTAGGTGCAATTACTGGTAATGGCGATACTGCTGGCGGTGATGTTGTTATTGAAAGCATTTTTGCAGACGATGACACCATTGACGCTATTTTAGAAAAGGTAGAAAATGTTGCTGCCGATGCCGCAGCTGCGGCTGAGGCTGCCGCTGCATCTGTATCAGAGTCACAAGCTGTTGTAGATTTCTTAGCACAGGCTGTTACCAATAATGACCCTGTTGCTGGTGTAAATTTCAACCCCGGGCAAAACAGAGATCGTAACTTTGATGCTGGCTACAGTAATGCCCCTACTATTATCGTAAATAATAATGGCTCAGTAATTATGCAGGATGAGTTCGTAGATGCTGTAAATAATGCACTATTAGCAGCTGAACGAACTGGCTATAATCGAACACCAGCAGGGTTTTTAATTACATGACAGTCCCAACGATTAACGCGGTTATTAACTTTTCTACTGGCCCGAGTTTCGCCCAGGCATTTATTATCGGCGAAGGCATATTTGGTACTAACGTTTTGGCAGACTCAGCTGCAGTTATCGTAGATGTTAGTAACGTAGTAGATAGCGTAACGATCAAGCGCGGCCGCAATCCACAGGTAGATGAATTCCAGACAGGTACGCTAACCCTGCGCATCGTAGATCAGTCAGGCGCGTTCAATCCGCAAAACCCGGGCAGTCCCTATTTTGGCCTACTTGATCCAATGCGTAAGGTATCTATTTCGGCTACATATTTAGGCGTTACTTATCCTATGTTCTCAGGGTTTATTACAAGTTATACAACTACTGAGCCGCGTAACGCTACAGATGTTGCCTATACAACTATTCAGGCGGTCGATGCCCAGCGACTAGCGCAAAATGCTCAAATTGCTACCGTTACAGGTGCAACTGCAGGCGATCTAAGTGGCACAAGAATTAACCAAATCTTAGACATGATCTCATGGCCAGAATCGATGCGTGATGTTGATGCAGGTTTAACTACTATGCAGGCAGACCCCGGTACAGCTCGTACATCGCTAGCCGCATTACAAACTGTTACAAATAGTGAGTACGGCGCGTTCTACGTTGATGCATCGGGATCGTTCGTATTTCAAGATCGCACCGTTACTACTGCAAGCATTGGTGGTACGCCTACCGTGTTTAACGATAACGGCACAGATATTGCCTATGCTAATGCAGTTTGGCGTTTAGATGACACCCTTGTATTTAACCAGGCTAACGTGAGCCGTGCAGGTGGCACAGTTCAAAATGCTACTAACGCAGCTAGTGTCGAAAAATATTTTGCCCATACTTACAATATTCAGAATTTACTTATGCAGACCGATGCGGTCGCGCTGGACTACGCCCGTGCCTACGTTGCAAGCCGCGCTGAAACTAGCGTTAGATGCGATGCGATCGAGCTAGACCTTTACACAGATAATTACGCCAATGGCATCGTAGCCGCGCTTGATCTTGATTTCTTTGATCCTGTAACGATCACGACAAATCAGCCGGGTAGCTCGACTCTGACAAAAACACTTCAAGTATTTGGCGTGGCACACAGCGTTACACCGAATAAATGGCGCACTACCTTTACTACACTTGAGCCCGTGATCGATGGGTTTATCATTGGTAATGCTAACTATGGGGTTTTAGGACAAAATGTACTTTCATACTAGAGGAGATAAATAAATGGCCACAGGGTTCCCAGCAGTTACGGGCGACGTTTTAACTAGCGGCATGTTTAATGGCCTTGTGGCCTTTACGCTTAATGCTCAAACAGGTACGAGTTATACAGCGGTATCAACCGATCAGTACCAGGTGCTAGTAACGATGAATAACGCAGCTAGTAATACCTTTTCAATACCTACCGATGCCACGTTAGCGTTTCCTAATGGCACAGCTATTACAGTGCTACAGATAGGCGCAGGCGTTACAACAATTAACGCAGTAACACCAGGCACAACTACAATTACAAGTGCAGGTGCTACACCAGCAAGCCCAGTATTAGCACGTTACAAGGCAGCAGTTTGCGTTAAGACTGGCACTAATGCCTGGACAATTATCGGTGCGGTGGCCTAATGATTGGCGCAATTACTGCAGGCATAACTGGATTAAAAGATGAAAATATTTCTGTTGAATATTTAGTAGTCGCAGGTGGTGGCGGTGGTGGTACTAACCATGGCGGCGGCGCAGGTGCAGGTGGTTATAGAACTGCCTCAGGTTTTATCGCTACACCAGCAATTAATTACACGGTAACAGTCGGCGCAGGTGGCACAGCTGGCCCAGGTGTACAGGGCAATAATTCTGTATTTTCTACAATTACTAGCGCAGGCGGTGGATTCGGCGCAAACAACGTTTCGACAGGTGTAGAGCCTGGTGGCGCAGGTGGTTCGGGTGGTGGTACTCGCGCAGTTACAGGCGGCGGCGCAGGAAACACACCTGCAACTTCACCATCTCAAGGAAATAATGGTGGCGTAGGAAATGGAACTAATACAGGTGGTGGCGGCGGTGCTAGTGCCGTAGGTGCTGTTGGTAATGGTAGTGCTTCTGGTGCAGGTGGCGCAGGCACAGCTTCATCAATTACTGGATCATCAGTCACACGAGCAGGTGGCGGTGGTGGTGGATCTCCATCAACAGGCGGCGCAGGTGGCACAGGTGGTGGCGGTGCAGGTGGTAGCGGTGCAGGTGCTAATGGAACTGCTGGCACAGCTAACACAGGCGGTGGCGGTGGTGGTGGTGGTAGCAGCAGTGCTATCGGCGGTACAGGCGGTTCAGGTATTGTAATTTTGAAATATCAAGATTCGAAAACTATAACAATAGGTGCAGGTTTAACAGGTACAACAGCAGGCCCTAGTGGTGGCTTTAAGGTAACTACAATTACCGCTGGTACTGGAAATGTGAGCTGGGCATAATGGCACATTACGCATTTTTAGATGATAACAATATCGTTACGGAAGTAATTACTGGTATTGATGAAACTGAACTAATTGAAGGTTTAGATACTGAAACTTGGTACGGTAATTTTAGAGGCCAGGCCTGTAAGCGCACTAGCTACAATGGCAATATACGCAAAAACTACGCAGGCATAGGTTTCACCTACGATGAGCTGCGAGATGCATTTATCGCACCTGAGCCTGATAACGCTACAGGTTTCGATGAGAATACCTGCCAATGGATCGTGCCAGATGTCAGCAATTAGTTATAACGGCTGGCCAGCATCTAAAGATGTTGAGTCAATCCGTATCAAGTCTTACCCAGTAAAGGGTACAAAGATTAAGCTGCGCTGCGCATATTTTGCTGCGCCATTACTGGTTGCCTTTGCTGAGCAGTTTAATGAACTGATCGAACCGATTGATGGCGGCACGTTAGACGATTGGGGCTACGCCTACAGAGATGTTAGAGGCGTACCGGGCAAGTTAAGCAATCACGCATCGGGTACAGCCATAGATTTAAACGCAACTAAACACCCGTTAGGCAAGGCTGGCACGTTCCCAGCTGAGAAGGTTCCAATGATTCAGGCATTGACTAAGAAATACGGCCTCAACTGGGGCGGTAATTGGACACGCAAAGACGAAATGCATTGGGAGATTGCACAAGATCCCGTAAAGACGGCAAAACTAATACAAAAATTAGGGCTGCAGTACCTATAAACAATAAGGGCATTTAGGAGTACAACCATGAAAGATCAATTACTAGCTGCTGGCGTGTCATATCTGAGACATGCTGGTACTTGCGCAGCTGCGCTGTACATGTCAGGAGTAACAGACCCTAAGACATTAGCTAATGCTTTTATTGCTGGCCTAATCGGGCCATTATTGCGTGGACTCAACCACAGCGATAAGACTTTCGGCATTAAATAATGACGGCCGCCCAGTCGCTTTTAGCGATAGCCATAGCAATCTGCACCCTTATCGGGTTTGCGGCTGGGCTGGTACGTCATCTCGTTAAGTATTACCTAAGCGAATTACGCATGGACAATAACGGCGGCCATAACCTACGCGGTCGCGTTGATCGCATCGAGGCCAAGGTCGATAGCATTTACGAGATCCTTTTAAGCCGTTAGGCGTGTCGGTTATTGACCGATGTCATAGCCAACCTTTACCCTTTATTTACACGTTAGGCAGGGCTACCTAATTCGGTGTAGCACGGCTTAACCCAAACAAGGGCGAAGTAAATGGATATAGAAAAGGTAGTAGCGTTAGTAATTCTTACTAATATTGGTTGGTTCGTAGTAGGTTGGTCGGTTGGTTACAAAGAAGGCGTTAAAGATGGCTTTAATCGTGGCCGCGCTGCAGGTTTAAGAGCTGCATTTAACTCAGCTACAGAGATAGTTAAAAACTCATGACGTTTAACCTAGATAATTATGAGGATGTCAATAGCCGCATTAAACGGTTTAGAGAAACCCATATCTCAGGCAGGATCATTACTGAGATCGTAGAGCTAAACGTAAAGGATGGTTACGTCATTATTCGTGCCAGCGTATTCCGTGAGCATGAGGATGTAGTACCTGCAGCTGTGGACTATGCATATGAGCTGCGTACTGATCGAGGCGTAAACAGGGATTTCTGGATCGAGAATTGCAGCACCAGCGCAATCGGTCGAGCCATCGGGTTACTAATGCCTAGCGATGCACGGCCTACACGGCAGGATATGGAGAAGGTAGAACGCTTACAGGCTCAGCCTGCAGTAGAGGTTGATCTATGGGCTACTGCTACACCTGCAGTAAAGGTTGATGGCGTAGGTAGTGTTCGCCCAGCTGCGGAAACTATTGCAGACATTAAAGCGCAATTAGGTGGCGAGATCGTAGATGCTGCGCCTATCTGCTCACACGGCCGTATGGTTTACAAAGAAGGCGTAAGCCCTAAGACTGGACAAAAATACCGGGGCTACACCTGTAGCAGTAAATCACGCAGCGATCAGTGCAAACCAATATGGCTATAACTGAGATGGCGCAGATAGTCCAGGTAATCTTAGATCGATCGCAGGAATTACAGGCAGCAGCTAGTGGGTTTGCCCG